TTGATTCCTTGAAATCCTGATTTTTTTAAAATCGGGGTGCAGGGGTGTCCCCGCATCCAATCCGCAGGCGGAATTGATTTCCGCCGAGGAGAACAGGCAGTTTCAAGCCTGCGCCGGAACTGATCTGTTCATTCCTCTGCCCCCCCAAGTCAAAATCCTGATTTTGACTTAAGCGTTCAGCGTTGTCAGGTCTGTGCCGGCTGTCAGCCCTTCGCCGCAGAGTGCCGCACCTCTCCAGTTGTTGAAGCCTGCCGCAAATCTGCTTCTGCCGCTGAAAACGTTTGCGTGTGTGTTGTGGTCAATGTAGCTGTCCACCTTCAGCTTGATTCTGTCCAGCCAAGGCATGCATTCGTACTGCTGCATGTAATCACTGTCCATCAGAATGAAGTAAGGCTTGCCGCCGATGGTTTTAGGCAGCTCCGCCCATACCAGCACGTTCCACAAGCCGCACTGGAAGTTCCAAGCGTTGTTGTTGTTTCTGGGGTCAAGCTCACTGCCAACCGCCGCCAGAACCTCTCTTTTCAAGGGGCCGCTGTTGGGGATGATGATGGTGTCGGGCTTCACATTCAAGAGGTTGCCCTTGTCGTCCTTGAAGTCCTGCATTGCCTCCTGCACCGCATCCAACGTCAGCACGCTGAACGCTCCTTTAAACAGGTTGCTCTGCTTCAGCGAAACGCCGTCTACCTTGCTGGGGTGCTCCTTGAAGAAGAAGGGCTTTCCGTCCGCACAGGTAATGCTGTATTCCTTTTTGTTCCATTTCATTTTGGCGTTGTGTCCGTTGGAAAGCAGTGCCGCCCCAAACTGCTCTCTCGTTCTGCCGTAGCTTGTGGTAAAACGCTTCGCCGCATTGCTGATATCCCCGATTTTGTTGTCCTCCATCATTTCCGCTGTGATGGAAAAGCCCAGCTTCCATGTGCTGGGTTCAATTACCTTGCAGAAGCCCTCCTGAAAGCTGTCCTGTGGTGTCGCGCCGTTCTCGCCAACGTCCTGGAAGTTCCCCAGACTTGTCATCGTTGCGTATTTCTCCGCAAAATTCTTCGTTTTGTCCATGTAGAAAATCTTGCCCAGCAGGCTGGTTTCCTCAAAGCTTTCCACGCCTGCCGTAATCATGCTTTTAATAGGCTCCTGACTCTTGCCAAAAACGCTGTCATTCAGGCCGCTCGCCTGAGAAAAGATAATTCCGCTCATGTATTTCACTCCTTTTTTTGCAATAAAAAAGCAGTCATCCTCTGACTGCATCCGTTATGTTAATTGATTCCTTGAAATCCTGATTTTTTTAAAATCGGGGTGCAGGGGTGTCCCCGCATCCATTCCGCAGGCGGAATTTACTTCCGCCGAGGAGAACAGGCAGTTTCAAGCCTGCGCCGGAACTGATCTGTTCCTTCCTCTGTCTCCCAAGTCAAAATCCTGATTTTGACTTAGCGGCTCAGCCGCTTACCTGAAATAGCCGCAGCACACGCCCGCCGCTTCGTCCACATCCGTCACAGTGAAAACGCCGCTCGTTGTGGTCGCTGTCACGCTCAGCCCTTCCGTGCCCAGTGTCACCACTGTCCCTGCCGTGGGCTTTGCGTCATAGGGCACCTCAAATCTTGTCGTTGCCAGCACAGGCATCACGGGAACCACGCCCGCATCCGCAGGCCCCATGCAAATGTGTGTGGGCTTTTCCGTTGCGCCGCATTTTGTCACCTTGTCTGTGTAGCTTAATGCCTCTCCCAGTGCGTAAACCTCGCTGTCCTTTGCAGGCAAAAATTCAAAAGGCTCTACGCAGCTGTTCTGTCTGTCTTTCACTTTAAACATGTTCTCTCAACTCCTTCTTATTCCGTTGCTTTTTGGTTTTTCCAATACATTTCCGCAATCTTCTCATGTGTTGCATTGGGGAAATATTTTTTGTATTCTTCCGCAATCTCTGCCGGCACGTCCCCCTTTGCGTTGCTCCCCTTCGTCTGGCGCAGGTGTCCCTTGCTGTTCATCTCGTTCATGGCAGCCTGCTTTGCCGCTGCGCTCTGCTTTTTGCTCAGCTCTTTTCTGTGCGTTGCCGCGTAGGCATCCGCAAGCGTAATGCCGGGTGCGTTCGCCCACATCTGCAAGGCGCGCCTGCCTGCCTCTGTCTCATTCAGCTGCTGGGGGCTTTCCAGTCCGCAGTCCGGAAATTCCTTCTTCATCGCTTCAAATTCCTTCGCCATAAAGTCGTTTGCCGCCTGCTGCTCCTGCTGGTGGATCACCTGCTGTGCCTGCTGCATGGCAGGGGGGGTCTGAATGTAGCTGTCCAAAACCTCCTTGGAAACGCCCATTTCCTCCAGCTGCTGTCTCTGCTCCTCCGCCGCAAATGCACTGCGGTAAGCAGTCAAATCCGCCTCTGTGCGGATGGGCTGGTTTGTGTAGGGGTTCAAAATCCCCTCAAATTCCCTCGCAATGCGTGCGTCCACCCTTTTCTGTGTCTCCGCCTCAATGCGTGCCAAAAGGTCGGGGCTGAATTCCTGCCCTTCCTCTGCTGTAGATACTGGATCACCCCCATCGGTCTCAGTGCCGATACCCTCATCCTCTGCGCCACCGTCCTCAGCCGCAGAATCTTCCGCTGTTTCCTCTGTCTCTACTTCTGTTTCTGTGGTTTCCTCGCCTTCCAAGAAGTCCTCGCCCCAGAAATCTTCGTCATATCCTGCCATTCTGCTTTCCTCCTTCTTCCAAATCAAAATCCTGATTTTGACTTAGCGCTTAGTGCTTCTCAAATCTCCGCCTGTCTGCTTCTTGGGTGCTTTTGTGCTTTCAGCCCCCTTTGTTGCCTTCACTTCCATCGTGCCGGCTCTACCAACTTCCAGTCCGTTTCCATGCTTCCTCATATCGTTCACCCCCTTTCCCTTTGTAAAAAATTCCTGTCTACGCATTATTACGCTGCGCATGGCGCAATATAAAAACCTCCCGTTTGGGTCGGTTGGTTTTCATCAATCGTCAATATAAACCTTTTCCTCGTGCTGAACCCTTCGGAATTCCTCACATTCCGGGTTTCTGCATCCGAATTTGAAGTTGTAATATGCCCTTGTCGGCACATCTGCCCTGTCATCGTTCTCAAACAATAACGGGCCTCTTTCCAGAATCATCAGCTCAATGCCGCATTTCTTACAGTCCACCTGAAACACCTCCTGTCATGCCGTCCATCATGCTCATTATGTTCCCGCTTGCATCCTCCACCCCCACATCAGCCACCTGCTGCGTCGGCATCTGCTGCGTCTCCTGTGGAAGCTGCTGCATCTGCTGCATCTGCATCTGTGCAAGCTGCTCCTGTCTCTTTTTCTCCAGTCTCTCCCGAATCTCTGCCGCGCCGGGGTAGTGCTGCCCTGCCATCATTTCCCAGAACATAATCAGCGTCTCAGGGTCGTTCGGGTCGCCAAATGCCCCCGTCTGCAAATTCATGCGGATTTCCTGCCACATGGATTCCCTGTTCCCTGCAAGGCTTGAGGTGTTGTCCACGCTGAAAAGGAAATCATCCAGCCAGTACCATTCCCCTGCCGCATCCTGCGCCAGATAGTCGTATTTGTTAAATTCGCTGTAGGTCGTGCTGCCGTCAATGTTGTTGTGCCGCACGCTCCTCGGCTCGTCGCTGTAAGCCAGCAAAAAGCGAAACATCACAGCATAGAGGTCTGCATACATGGCATTTTTCATAATGCGCTTGCTTTCCAGTCTCCCTGCACTCTGCGCCACCGCAATCTGCTTCGCCGTGCCGCTCGTTGCCGTGCGGTCGGGTCTGCCCTGAAAGCTGTCCGTGATTCCCAAAATGCGCCTTGACTGCTCATAATTCGCCTCGGCAATCGCCTGATCCTGTGAGGTGTCCACCTGTAAATTATGCACCCCGAAAAGGTTTGCTTCGTCCGCCCCCTGAAAGATAACCTCTCTCAGCTGCTCGTCCGTCTTGGAAACCTCCGTCTTTTCGCTTCTGGTGAAAATACTGCCGCCCTTGTCCAGCTTCTCCTGTATGCGGCTGTCGCATTTCTTAATCATGTTCTGCTGGTCCATAATTTTGTCAACATCACTGTCGCCCAGTGCCTTCCCCCAGCTGCTCACGTTCTTGCGTATCACAAGCGGATAGATGTCGGGCTTGTATCGGGGAATCCTTGTCGGCACCGCAACCGTCATCGGCTCAGCCTCGTAAGCGTTCCCGAATTCGTCCATCATCAAGCCGTTCTCGCTTACGCCTTCCGGAAAGGTCTCCTCCTCCGCCATCATGGGAATCACGCCGTTCCGCGTCTCAATGTCCTCGTAAAGCTCCATTTCGTCGCTGTCGTAGTCCTCCGCCTTTTCGTTGCCGCAGTGTCGGCATCTGTCCAAGCCTGTCATGTCCGCCCCGCATTTCGTGCAGCGTTTCATCTTCCGCGCCTGGTAGTCCTCCAAGTCCTCCAGCTCCATGTCATTCACCCAGGTGTAACGCCCAATGCCGCCCTTGTCATTTCGGAAATATCCAAAATTCACCGTCACAACGTCCTCCGCCGTGCTGCTGCCGCCTCTGCTCTGGGGGTCGCTCTCCGTCTCGTCCGCCACGCTCACGCCGTATTTTTCCTTTACATGCTTCTTCGACATGCCCATCTGCACGATGATAAAGTCCATGTCGTTGATTTCGTTCACCCCGTCTTGGAAAATCACCTGTCTGGGGTGCAGCAGGCTCACGCAAAGCTCCCCTCTCGTCTCGTGGGTGTGTCTGTCGCTGTCCCATTCCACAAGGAAGATATCTCCCCCCTGTATGGGTGTAATACGCTCGTCCATGTCGTTCAGCATCTCAAAGGGCAGGCGGTCTGTTTCGTTTCGGAGGAAATCCTCCAGTGTTTTCGCCAGCTCCTCATGCTCCTGCCTTCTTGCCGTCACCTTCGGCATGGGAAAGCTGCTGTCTACCTGTGCCTCCATCAGCTCCGCAACGATATTTCTCACGCCGCTTGCCTGTGCTGCCGCCTTGCTGCTCTTTGCGTCCGGTGTTTTCTCAATCTCGCGCGTCCCGTTGTAAAGGGCGGTTCTCTTGTCCATCCGCTCAAATTCCTCGCGCATCGCCGTGCTGTTTCTGCGCAGTCTTTCCTGCCACATCGGCAGCTTTCCCTGCCCGTTCTTCTTCCTGTCCAAGCTGTTCCCTCCTTCCTCAAAATCTAAGTCCGTTTATTGCCTTCTCCTTCTTCTGCTGGTCAATCCCGATGTATCTTCTCGTAATGCTTGGGTCAGCATGCCCCAGCACCTCCTGCACCATCACAATGTCGCCCCCTGTGTCCATGTAAAGCCAGTAGGCGAAGGTTTTTCTGAGTGTGTGACAGCTTAGGCTTTCCTTGTAGCCAACCGCGTCCGCCGCCTCGTTCAATATCTGCCATACCCGTATTCTGGAAATCGGCGTGTTCTGCTTGCTCCTGCTGTTGCGAAAGGCGTATTCGTAGTCCTTCTTTCCCTTGAAAAAATCCCTGTAGATTTTCTGTAGGTGCGGATTGATGGGCAGGAGAATCGTTTCCCCTGTTTTCTGCTCCGCAATGGCAATGCGGTCTTTTCCTCTTAGGTCGCGCACACGGTACTGTAAAATGTCGCTGATTCTGCGCCCAAGGTACACCCCCGTCATGAAAAGCACATAGTCCCTCTCATTTCGCTCTCGCAGATAGTCCCCAATCACGCCCACCATCCTTCTATCTTCAATGGGCATCACATATTTCAACCGCCATCACCCCCTTACCACGGAGAACCCCATTTCTCCAGTAAATACTGTTTTTCCTTCCTGCTTGCGTTCCGGTAGTCCTCCCACATGTCCGCCGTCCAGCTTGCCTTCTTCTCCTTCTTTTCCTCCGGCATGTCCATCCGCTGCTGTCCGCTCGCCCTTGCCATCAGTGCAATCCCGTAAGCCATCACAAGGTCGTCATGCTCGCCCTGCTCCGCCTCCGCTCTCCCCTTTTCGTTGCGTATGAAGGAAAGCATTTCATGCAGCGTGTCCCTGTCATGCACTAGGTGTAGGTTGCTCCGCATGAATTCCTGCATCGTTGCCACCAGTACAGGGCGCGTCAGCCCGTTCGTCTGGAAGCCAAAGCTTTTCCGAAGTCTCCCCTCGTAGTTGTCGTAGATCTCCCTTACATAAAGCTTCGGGTAGTGTAAGTATTCCAATACCTTTTGTGGGTGCGTGGAAAAGTTCGTTTCCACCGCCGCCAGTGCGTCATTGTAGTATCTGCCAAGGCAGTAGACCTGCTTCGCATAAGTGTCCTCATCGCAGCTTTGCCATTTCAGCCGCGCCATCTGCTCCCCTGTAATGTTGTCAATCACCTGCACCGCGAAGGAATCGCTCCCCTCTCCTGCCGTGTCTCCGCCCAGCGTGTAGGGTCTGCCCTGCTCCGGCTCTCGGAAAAGAAGAATCTCCCCCTTTTCGTCCTCTGTAAATTTCCGCTCCTGCAAAAGAATACGGTCAAGCCTCTCCTGCGTCTCCTCGTAGGTGAAGCGCCCCCTTCTGGGTGCTTCTTCCATCGTCCGCAGCCGTATGATGATTGCCTTGTTGTCAAATACCCCTGCACCCGTTGCAATAAATGCCTCCTCCGGTGTCGAAGGGTATTCTTGGTGGAATAGATCTATGTCATTGTTGCAGTTGTTCCGGATGCACCACCTGCGCCACATCAGCTGCTCGTTGTCCAAGCCAAAGGCAGCCTTGAGTTCTTCTTCCTCCTCCGTCAGCTGCTCCCCGTGCCATTCCCTGCGGTATTCGTCCATCTCAAACCATGCCGCAAAGAAGGGTACATAGTCATTTCGCCCGGCAACCGCATCGTCCCACATCTCCTTGAAGAAGTTGAACCCCTTCGCCGTGCTTTCTATGATTACCATGCTGTCCCTTGTCGCAGGCACTGCCTGCATCAGTCCGGTGTAGGTCTCCGCAATCGCTCCCGGCCAGAACGCCAGCTCCGAGGCATGCACGTTCGTTAAGGTGTCGCTTCGCCCAACACCCTTGCCCCCGGCTGTCGCGCATTTTATCTTGCTTTTCAGTCCCGGCAGCCGTTCCTTCTCCCTCCGGTTCTTCGTGGGATTCTCAAAAATCAGCTCCTTGGCGTTGTTGTTCTTCAAAAGCGGTCTCGCCGGGTTTCTCTCCTGAAATAGCTTGCTCATGTTGAAAAGGTTCGTGGTCGCATCGTCCTTGTGCGTGATGATGAAGCTGTTCACGTTGCTTCTGGTCGCCGTTTTGTAATAAATCAACGCCTCCGTCAGCGTGGAAAAGCCCATCTGCCTACTTTTCAGTATGATAATGCGGATCGGCTTGCCCTCTGCCTGCTGCTCCTTGATGCACTCATATAATCGCTTCTGCGCAGAGTTCAGCCGGAAGGGAACAATCTCGCTTTCCTTTGTCTTGATGCAAAGAAAGGCTTCAATGTATTTCTTCGCATCTCGTAAAACGTCATACTTCGGCATCTGCTCCACCGCTTTCCGCTTCCTCCAAGATTTCCTCTATCGTCTTTCCGCTCACGCCGCCGCCGCTCGCTGCCTGCTCCGCCAGCTTCGTCCGCTTCGTGTCGTTCGCAACGCGCTTCTTCTCCAGCTCCAGCCTGTCGGGGTTCTCCTTCCATTTGTCCTTTGCTTTGTTCAGAAGGTAAAATTTGATTGCCCCTACGTCCGCCGGGATGTGCTGCTGCTCCGTCACTTCCTCCAGCACCTCCTCCGTGATTACCTTCCCGTTCGCGTCCGTCAAAACCTCGCCGTTCGCCCCCTGCATCGGCTTCTTCACCTTCATGTGCTTCCTGATGTCCGCGTTGTAGCCCAGGCATCGGTTTAAAAGCGAAACCTCTACCTTCTCAATTTCCTTTTTCTGCTCCGCCTTCAAAAAATCGGCACTTTTTTTCAAGAGTGCCGAAAGTGCCGGAATTTCCCCTCTCAGTTTCCTAAAAGTAGAATATGCCATCCCCAGCATTTCCGCCATTTCCTTTTGCGAAAGCCCCGCAAACGCCCATTCTTCAAGGCTTTTCATGTTTTCATAAATCTTTTCCTCGTTCCTGCTCGCCACGCAATCACCCCCGTTTTTTCGGCACTTTGCATGTTTTCGGTGCCGAAAAATTTTTGCATAAATTTCCGCTTGCATATCGCCGCATAAATGCAAAAGAGCCAAGAAAGCCCGAAATCTCAATGCTTTTCGCCGCTTTCCTCGCTCTTTTTTTATTTAACATAACATAACATTGTGTTAAATATTTCTTTTTCTCCCCCTTATTAGGAAGAAATCCATTTTTCGCCGCTCCTGCTTAACACTTCCCCAAAGAGTTAAATAACCCCCCTGAAATGCCGCTTTGGCGCATTTTATGCAGCCCCTCCCCCCTCTTTATGCAGGGAAGGCAGCCGCCGAACTGCCTTCCGCTAACGGTAGGTAAGTTTTTCTCGCTTACGCTCGAAAACCGCTAACACGTTGTCCTTATTCCCCGCCTCACCCAACCTGTCGGTCAGTCATTCGCTCGTCATGGGCAAGGACAACGTCCGCTACTATAGGAGGAAAAAAAGAGAGCCGTAACAGCTCAACCGCTACCGCTCCCTACTATCATTCTATCATATCAATCGTACCAAATCGTTCCAAATCGTACAAAATCGTTCCAAATCGTCCCAAATCGTCCCAAATCGTACATTTTTTCCGCAGAAAATAAAAAAACGCTGCATTTCCGCAGCGCTTTCCGTTCAATATCTGTTGTAAATTTCTCCCCTGTTTCCTGCATCAATTACTAATACAATCAATTCTCCGTTGTCTACCGTATAAACTACACGATAATCACCCACCCGCAGCCGCATCAGGTCGTCATGCCCTTTCATTTTCTTAATGTCGCTGCCGTTCGGTAATTCTTCAATGGCTGTTACAAGGCGGAGCTTCTCCTGCTTGGGCAGCTTGTCAATGAATTTCTTCGCCCTCTTTTTGATGATGATTCTGTACATCAATCAAGCCCCCATTCCTTTTTGCACTCCTCTAAAGAATAGGTAACGTCTTTCTCCGGGTCGGGGTCATTCAGATAGCTTTCGTACATCCTTTCGCAAAAAGCATCATCCGCAGCCTCGTCCGCTGTTATCCCCTGTAAATATGCCAATACATAGCCCATCTTGTAATCCGGTACTCTTTCCAGTAAGCTTGCCGCCATTTCTCTTTCACTCATTCCATCCACTTCCTTTCAATCCTTCACATATTCCAGTAAATCCCCCGGCTGGCAGTCCAGAAACCCACATAAGGCACCCAGACTCTTTGTGTCAATGTTTCCGCCCTCCTGAATCTTCTTCCAGGTTGCCTGCCCGATGATTTTTTCTTTCCTCATCGTGTAGCTTGTGATACCCCTTTCTTGGAATAGCTTCAGCATTTTGTCATAGCTGATACCCATTTTATGCACCTCCTCCTTTCGTATTCTTATCATAACAAAAGCATATCACTATTTCAAGTGACAATATGCACAAACCGTTGTCACTAATTTTAGTGATAATGTCAATAGACTGTCTCAACAAAAAAGACAAGGACACCTCAGTCCTTGCCTTTTTCATTTTCTTCCTAACTTCACCTTGGATTTACAAGACTTTGCAACCAAGGAATCAGTGCTACACCATATATAATATGAAACACAATACTAAATACTTTCCATAAAATATAGTATTCTTTTTTCTTTTCTTCTGTCCAATTCGCAACCCGTTCCTGAAATCCTTTCGGGTTTTCAAGCTGTTCCTTAAAAATCTCTGCAAATTCCTCCGAAGAAATATGCTCTATCTCTTCTTCGCTGAAAGATATTTCTTCTTGAATGACAGAACAATCAAACTCTTTCCCTACTGATTCGAGATAATCTGCCACCGCATTCGGATTATGGGGAGCCACTTCTTGCATCGTATCCAGTGCACCCTTCCAGTATTTTTGCAAAGCTGCACCCGGTTTTGCAATTTCCTCCATTTTCTTAATCAAAGCACTATATTCAGGACTTTCAAAAAAATTATTTGTCTTGAATGTCTCTATTGTCTTTTCCAATGATTGAAAATCTATATTTTCTCTCCATAAACGCATTACTTTTGATATTTCCTCTAGGTTATCCTTTAATTTCGGATCAATCAAATCTCTTTTTATTCCCAAATCGGCAAAATTCATTTTATATTTTGTTGCTAGCGCACTCAATTCCGCTAACTCCGGACAACTGAAAGAACCTAGCATCTTCTGTATCTCTTTCATGTCGCATCTTTCTTGCATATTCTTCACCTCCATAATATAACTCCGTTTATTGTTTCATTTTACCATAAAATAAAAATCCGCCTCAATAAAAAAATGTCTCACCAAAAAA